CTTCTTCAGAGCCTACCAGATTCCGATAAGATGTTGATAGCAAAGCAACTTGCGAGCGGACTATCACAGACGTCGCATAACAACGATTACGTAAACCACGCTCAACTACAACTACCGGAAGCAGTTACAGTGATTGACGCTCAGGTCGTGCCTCAGCCTGTTGACACCCGTGCTCTAGATTCTCCCGTTGTGGAGCAGCACGGAGACCGAAGGCCGGGGCCCTTAGCCAGCCCGCAGCGAGACGAACGAGGACGCTTTGAATCGCCAGCGGTCGCGGTCCCGGTCTCTCTGCTCGAACCGAAAGCAGAGGACCGGGCACCAACTAGGGGTAGGGGCAACGACATGAAGGCTGCGCGCGCAGCTTTAGCTGCCAAGCAAGCTGCCAAGAAAGCCAGCCTTGAGGCTAGGACAGCGGAGACACCAGAGGGGGAGAACCAGCCTAGCACACCTCCATGTGACAAGGCGACGATGCCCGATGAGTCTTAACCATCCCCCTTTGGGACTCCGCTTCCACGAAGGTTAAAGAGGGTAAATAATGAAAGCTCTCTCCCTTGCTTGTACGCTTAAAAATTCCCATATATTTTTCCCCGGTTGCTTTCCATATCTGTGTTGGAGGTTCTGACGTGACTTATCTTTGCTGCAACGAGTGTGGTCGGTTGTTTGGCGTTGGTGGCGATCACGTGGACGATGTAAGGCGAACGTGGGAGTTATGGGAGGAGCATTGGGGCATCGAGCACGGGGAGAGGCCGGGTAGGTGCACACAGCGTTACAGTTGGTTCACGTCCGGGGAGACCGATCTCAAGAGTTTTTGGGATCCGGGTAGTGATGTTGGGGATTCTGCTACGGTTGTTTCACGTGGAACCCTGGGGGAGTGATGGTGAAGACTGACGAGGTGCAGATAGTTTTCATCGTTAACGAGGCTGGTCACGTGGTTGTGAAGCGTGTTTTCCCTGGGCGTGAGAAGCTATCGAGTGATGTTGATGTTTTGCAGTGTGCGACAGACCGTAGGTTTCTCTTGGGCACTGATCGTGTCTTCGTGATTCGTGCTACTGAGGTGATTCGTGAGAAGGAGGAGTGATGAAGACTCTGGTTGTTCTTGTCTTGGTGTTTGCGTTGTCGTTGTTTCTTTTCGTATCGTTTGCGCCGGCCAGGGTGACTGTGGATACGCGGATTGACGACATTGGGGCGGCGACGGATAGTAGGATTGACGACATTGGGGCGGTTGTGAGGGGTGTGGGGTTGGTAGTGGCGCCTGTGGTATTGGCTGTTTGTGGTTTGTGATTAGTCTAGCCTGGTGACTGGAGCAAGAGATGAGGAAGGATCAGGATTTCGTAAGGGAGCAGTTGGCGATAGATGCGGGGCATGATCCGTACGAGAGGGAGGTTAGTCCGTGTTGTCTTCCGTCTAAGGTGCGTCATCGGATAAGCGAGGCGGTGAAGAAGAGTCTGAGGCAGGAGTCCCCCATTTGGAGGCGTTTCGTTGGAAAGAGGAAGGTATGATTGGCTGGTATTTTGACAAGGGCAGTTTGAGGTGGGATGAGGCGGAGAAGTGCTTTATAGCCATGTTGAGGCAATTTGAGTTAAAGGGGCCGAGGGCGTTGGCGCATGCGGCTGATTACTCTATAGCGGCCATGCGTGAGGAGTTTACGGGAGAGGTTGCGTTCGTCCAGTTGCCAGTGGCCGTAGTGACGGGGAAGGCCATGCCCTCCACGCCGGAGACAAAGGCGGCAAGAAAGGGCAAGGTGTGAGGTTACGGATAGAGTTGGGATCGTTCGTATTTGATACTGTTCTAGGGCGTCCTAAGACCCATAAGAGCATAGAGGCGTCGTTAAAGGAAATACGCGCAAGGCCGCGTGTTCTCGGGGTTCATGTGATGGACGAAAGGCGTGAGTACGAGATTGAGCAGAACGAAATCCGCACTCGGAAAACTGAGTCTGGAGGATTCGGGTCTCCAGGTAGTTAGGGAAGCGGGGTTAAAAAGCCTCTTTTTCTTTGCAAAGCACGTTCTGGGGTATAAGTGGCTACAGGAAGTACCTCACGGACGTCTTTGTCATAAATTGGAGGTTTTGACGGCGCATTTGAGGCCTGGTTCCGGAGCCACGCCGCCGCCCGCACCGCTAAAAAAGCTTATCTTAGAACCCCGGAAATGGTCGAAAACGACCGTCTGCGCACATTCCCTGCCTCTGTGGTTGGCGTTGCATAACCCAAACATCAGGTGTCTACTTCATTCCGAGACGATGGAGAAGCAGGCAGAGCCCATGCTTCGGGTTTTGCGCGACCATATAGAGAACAACGCGCTCTTCCGTGGTCTTTATGGGAACCTCCGAGGCGACGCGAAGAGCCTCAAGTGGGAAAACAAGCAGTTAATCATCGCCACACGCACCGCCGTAGGCATGAGGGAGGCTACGTTTACCGCAGGTGCCATCGGAACGACGGAAACGGGCGGGCATTTTGATTTGATAGTGTCAGACGACCCCGTGAGTGAACATAACACCGAGACCTTAGAGCAGAATTTGAAGGTTTTAGACGACCATCGCCAGTTATCAGCCTTCCTAGACAAGGCAAGCGTTATGATCTTAGACGGAACGCGCTACGCATTTGGCGATCTGTACGGGTACGTGCTCGATCACCCGACCGGATGGGACGTTGAGGACGTACACTCGGTCGAGACGGCGGAGTACGATAGTTTCTATACTCCGGAGTACTTGGAAGCCGAACGCGCCGCTCAAGGAGCCGATAGATTCGCAAACTGGTACCGGAACCTCGTGATGGACGCGGAAACGGCGGTGTTTAAGGGCGAGTGGTTTGAGACGTGGAGTGGCGAGTTCGACGATCTCCCCGCAAAAACGGGTATTGTGGCTGCTTTCGACCCCGCAGTAGGCGAGAAACGAGATTCGGATAAGGTCGGCCTTGTCGTACTTGCTCGTGCAGGTATCGGGCCATGCCAACTCTTGGAAGCAAAGGGGATGAGGATAACCCCGACACGTCTCATAGAAGAGATTTTCAGGGTTCAGGCACAATACGGCCCCATGGGGTTAAAGAGAATCGGTATCGAGCTCGTAGGCGGCTTCAAGGTGCTTGAGTACTGGCTACGCGAAGAGGAAAAGCGTAGAGATACGTACGTCGTGAGGAAGGAACTTAAACCTGGCACCTCCGCAGACGCCAAACGCGCCAGGATAAGGCTCCTTGCACCCAGATACGAAGCACGACAGATAAAACACAGGGTTGGGATGACGGACCTGGAAGAACAGTTGCTGCGTTTTCCGTTGGGCGATGACGACATCATAGACGCCCTGGCTTTCGCAGTCGAGATGTCGAGGGGCCTATCACGCGAGAGCAAGGTTGTGAGCGAAGAGGAAGCGCGACAGTTCGAAAGGGACGCGGCAACTCTCGCTATGAGGAAATCAAAGCCCGGAGAGTTGGTTTTGCCGGGCAACTTCCGTAGAAACGAGGGTACGTGGTATGACCTCTGACAGTAACGGCGGCGAAAAAGAGACACTTGCCCACCCGATGCAAATGGGGCTTAAAAGCAGGTGGTACACGTGTCGGGTATGTAAACAGCCGATGGTTCTCATGGGCGATCCCGCGATTCCAGACGAGGCATGGCCCAAGGAAAACGAGATGCTCTGCCCCAGGTGTAACGAAGCGAGAGCCAACTGGGGCGATAAACAAGCGGACTTCGAACGTCGTAGTCCAGACCTCTTTGGTAAGAAATGAAAAAGACCTGGTTCGAGATATTGACGGTTGTGGTTCTAGGGGTGCTCATAACACTCGTACTCCAGTTCCTTGCAAAAAGGTTTGGTTGGTGACCGTGATAGACGAAAAGAGTTTGCCCTGGCCCGCCCGTGAGGAGTTCGTGCGTCTGCGGGATCGGCGTTCGTACCAGAGTGGTCCCAACGAGGGCAGACCTATCCATCCAGAAGCGTGTAGGATCATGTTGGAGGTATTCGGTTTGATGCAAGACAAGAGCCATGACGCGATTGCGGAAACCCTGTCCGATCTTATCTATCGGCGGGACTCTGTGGACATGGGACTTCTGAACGGAGGGTGCAGAGCTGCCAGTTTATACCTACGAGTGCAAGGATTGCGGCGAGTTTGACGCCTACCGGACAATCGACGAAAGGGGAAGGGCCGACTGCCCAACGTGCAAACGACCCGCGGGTAAGATCCCGTTCGTTCGTCAAACGCAGATAACGCCTGAGTTCAAACCCGAGTGGTACTACCCGTTTGGGAAATACATAGGATCGCGCCGGGAAAGACTTGAAGAGATGAAACGCACGGGCGCGTGGGAACCTGGAGACCTAACCCCAAAGGACAACCGGAGGGCGTCACTCGTAGACGCGTGCGGACACGATTTCTGCGAACAGATAATCGCAGCAAAGAAGAAGGGGGAATTGAGGAGGCCGGATGGCGGATGAGATTGCGGACAACGTACACGAACTCTACGAAGTAGCGAGAAATAAGGCTGACACGAACTTCCGTGCCGACTACGATCTTTACTGGTCGTACTACATGGGTCGTCAGTGGCCTGGGGATAGAGCGTCTTACAGGTCTGACATCGTACCCAACCTATCCTTTTCCAACATCGAGACCATAAAGCCCATACTTACCGATAACAGACCGAATTTCATGGTCATGGGACGTGGCGGAGACGCAGGGGATAGGATGAAGGCGAAGGTCGGGAACGCGACCTTGCGTTATCTCTGGGACGTGACGAACATGGACTTGAAACTCCCCGAAGGCCTCACAAGCGGACTGGCGTTGGGTACAGTCTTTTGGATGATCTACTTCGATAAATACCTCAACGGCGGCCTTGGGGAACTCAATATCGCCCCTATACACCCGAAAATGAATCATCCCGATCCTGCTGCGACCTCCATGGAAGATGCGAGATACAACATAGTCGAGTCCATGGTCCCACTTTCGATATTGAGAGAAACCTACGGCGCCGCTGCGGCAGAAGTCAAATCCGACGTGTCACTTGACGACCTATACTCGCGTATGGGTTCTTCACAACTTCAAGAGGCAACGGCGCAGGGCCTTCCGTCATACGCAGTGGGTACGACTCCGCCCACAAGTTCCGTACCCTACGGTAGAACAAACATGGGTGACGGCGGCGGGGACTTGGTAAGGCTCCTACGATGCTGGGTTAGGCCTGGGGGAGCCTTAGACAACGCTAAGGGGCCGCGTAGCCCTGGCGGTAGGCTCATACACGTTGCAAATCACGTTACGTTGCGTGATGTACCGAACCCCTTTTCCTGGTGTCCCGTCGTGAGGTTTGTCGATCACGTTCTGCCATCCTGTTTTTGGGGTATGGGAGAGATACAGGAAACGATAACGATACAAAAAGCCTTGAACATGCAGATCGCAAGGCTTGCAGATCACTCAGCCCTGTGCAGTAACCCCAGAATGCTTTGCGATGCGTCGATCTACGAGGACGTTAAAGACAAACTCACAAACAAACCCGGCGAGATACTGCCCATAGACAACCCCGACGGACGACCCCTGGATTCCCTCATACACTGGCAGGTGCCGCCAAGCATACCACTTTACACCATGCGTCTTATAGAAATCTATCAGCGTTTGTTCGAGATCGTTAGCGGCATACACGACGTTACGCAAGGCCGTGCGCCCGCCGGTATCGAGGCGGGGATTGCGATAGAGGCCCTGCAAGTCGAGACGAAGCGCAGAATAGGCCTTAAGGTGAGAAACATGGAAGCATCGTTAAAACAACTCGGGAAACTACTCCTGAGCGGCGTTGAGACGTTCTGGAGTACGGAAAGGTTAATACAGGTAAGCGACGCGGAAGAACCCATGAGCGTAACGAACGAGATGTTCAAGGATTTCGAGTATGACGTCAAGGTCGAAGCGGGATCGAGTCTGCCCGTGGATAAGGCGGCAGCAGTGATGGAAGCGGAGAACTTAGTCAAACTCGGGGTCTACGATGAAGAGCAACTACTTGAGATCAAAGACCCGCCGAATAAGGAAGAGTTGAAAAAGCGTATGGGTCCCCTATGGGCACTGAAAAAGGCTGTGATGATGGCTGGACTACAGAGACAACTTGAAATGGCGAGTCAGGCGATGCCGCCGCCGGGTATGGGCGGACCGGGCGGACCGGGAGGAGGGATGTAAGTGCGCGTCGAACAAACAAAGGCGTGGGCAATGCGCGAAGCGATGATACGGAAACTCAACGCCACGGCAAGGGGAATGCGGGAAAAAAGGAAAAAGGCTGGGTGGTTTACGTCGCAAACCCCGTACGGGCAACGGCCAAAACCAGTCCCGACAAACGTAGGTGAGGAGATCGTCTCGCCGTACGGCGGCGTCGTGGGTTCACGTATGAGACGATTCAATATCGGTAAGGCCGAACCCTCTCTCGGGGCCTTGACGACTGGAACCGGGGTTCTCGCCGAACAGGCGAGAAGGGATAGGCAGGAACTCTCGCGCTTAAGAAAGAAGAAAAGGAAGTGGTAGAATGCCAGTGAAACCCTGGGCGATGAAAGAAGCGATGCTAAGACACCTTAAACCCAAAGGGAAGCGCGGACGTACAATGGTTGGGAAGTTACACCGCACGTACAAGACCGGAGTGTTCCAGCAGATTGTAGAAAGCGCAAGAGGTAAGGGCGGAAAACCCCTCAGTCTCGAAAGACGGAAGGCAATCGCTGGATCGGTTTTCTGGAAGAAGGCTAGAGCGTAGTGCCGTATCCGACGAATGAGAGTCTACCCGAAAGGGTGAAGAAGCGCCTTTCCTCTGCGAAGGCAAGGCGTATGTGGAGACACGTGTGGACATCCGTAAGGGCGTCCACGGGTGATGAAGGCAGAGCCTACGCAGCCGCTAACTCTAGAACACGCGGCTACAAAGAGGCTATGCAGAGAAAACTTAAATAGGGGGCAACGTCGAAAGGCGCCCTCCAAAAGAAGGAGATCGGAAGATGACCGAACCAAACAAAGGGCAACAGCCAAGCGGCAACCCAGGGGAGCCCGCAACGCCGCCCCCGAGCGAGGAAACCATCAAGGCAGTAATTGACGGGGAGATGAGGGAGATTCCCATGAGTAAAGTCGTGGATTTGGTCTCTAAGTCTGCAAAGGCTGAAGAGCAATTCCGTGACGCAAAACTCACAAGGGAAGAGGTTGCGGCTTTAGGTGGCATGGAAAGAGTAAGAGAACTCGCAGAACTCGGAACCTTGCTGGATGAAAATCCGGACTTGGCCGAGAATCTCGCGGCAGCAATACAGGAGAAGTTCAAGACTTCAGGCGGAAGACTAGAAGGCGAGTTCGATCCGAGAGCGATGGAAGAGACCGTAGTCAAAACCGTGCGTCAGGAGATGGAAGTCCAAAGGGGCCAAGCGGAAATGGAACGCGACTTCGTAGACCTCCACAAGGAACACGGGGAGTTTGACGACCAGGCGGTGATCGCACACGGAGCGGAACGCGGTATCTGGAACATCAAGGCCGCCTTCGAGGACTTGAACAAGGTAAAACTCCTGGAAGCACGCGATAAACGAGTACGTGAGGAAACGGCTAAGGCGATCAAGGAAGGCCGTGACCTTAGCGAACCCGGCGCATCGCCACCACAGCCACCAGGCCCTGTCTCCACCGATGGGATGAGTGTTGACCAGCTTGCCGATGTGATATTGCAGGATGCAAAGCGCGGTACGTTGGTCCCAAAGAAATAAAAAGGATGTGAAGACAGTTGGCTTTTACCTACACGGAAATGGATGCCATTTCCAATAAGTGGATCCGTCCGAAGGTAAGCGACCAGTTCTTCAAGTCTAGTGCGGTATGGGTTAAGATGAACGCCATGTCACGGGTAAACCGCAGAGGTGGAAACCCGTTGACCGTGCCCGTGGTGTACGCGCAGAACCTATCTGGCGGATTCTACCTGGGTGACGAGACGCTCAACACCGCACGTGGGAAGAAATGGAACGCTGTGCCTTTTGACTGGAAGCAGTATTACGAGGCACTAGGACTCGTCGAAAGAGACAGACTTCTACAGTCGGAGCAAGGTCAGATCAGAATGCAGGTGGTCGAAGAGGAAGTCTGCATGAAGACCATGCTCAAGAGGCTTGCGGAAGCTCTGTACGGCGACGGAACGGGTGGATCGTACGTTGACGATCTCTCTGTAACCCGCTACAAGGCGCTTGATGGCCTAAAGCCGTCGTCCGGCTCCACGGTTGGAGGCGGTGCGTGCGGAGTGGGCATTTACCCGCCGTCTATCGGGTGGAGCATACTTAACGTCCCAACCTGGCAATCGGCTGGGGACGGAAGCGGTATCGACTCTACGTCGGTCGCCATCAGCCCGGCCCTCATCAGTAAGATGATGGTTAACCTCACCTTCCAGAATCAGGGGCCGACGATGGTCGCCACCACAAAGTCGCTCTGGTCGGTTTTGTGGTCACACCTACAGCCGCAGCAGCAGCTTGCAGTTGACGCCGATCTTGCCAAGGCCGGGTTCCAGCAGATAATGCTGGACGGAAAGCCCGTGGTGTTCGACGACTACTGCACGACTCTCTACTGCTACGTGCTTAACTTGAATGGCTTCGAACTCTACATACATCCTGACAGGGACTTTTCCAACGAGCCTTGGACAAAGCCTCAGACACAGGACGTAGTGCAGAGTAAGAAATGGTTCCTAGGCAATCTAACGTGCAACGACCGTAGAGGACAGGGTGTCTTCACGGCGCTGGCTGGATAAGGGGGTGAGTGATAGATGTTCCCGACTTTTGCAAAGACTCTTAACGGTTGGTGGCTAGGGGTTCACGATGCCACCTACGGTATGAAATTCTATCGCTGCCTCTACAACAGTCACTCGACGTCAAGGGCTGCCGGCATCGCCTGCTTTATCAACTGGGCTGCGGCAACGTATCCCGGTCTTGAAGTGCAGCAGGCGGCGACGGCAAACCTCAACGCTATGGCTGGCGTACACAGCGAAGCGGTTGCAACGGCAGCGTGGGGATGGGTTCAAATCCGGGGTTACAATGCGGCGGTCGTACTGAGACGTACGGGCTCGAACTCCGATACGGCGGCATCGGCAGGACAGATCATGACCGGGGTTGACGCTCAGGACTATGTGGCATGGAAAGCCGAGGTCGGTGGCGATCCGGTCTATTCCTCCTACATCGTCCGTCTGTGCACCGGGGCCTCCGCAGCGACGAATACGACTGTCGCTGGAGCAGCCTGGATACACGCTATCATGTAGTGTAACAATCGGGTGGGAGGCGGTCTTGAGGCCGCCTTCCCGCTCGCAAATAGGGAGGATTTAGGACAATGGCAGCTACTTGCACAGTCGTTGAAAGAGAGCCGCTACGCAGATGCCGCTCCCTCATCATATCGGTCTTGACTGACGCGAGCACGGCACTTGTGCCGACGGGGCTCGTAACGGTTAAAGGGGCGTGGTTGGAAACCCTTGACGATACGACGACCGATCCGGAAAACGTTCTCGTGGCGCTTAACAGCAACAACGGAACCGAAGGAACGGCGATGGGTAGTATCTATCTTACCGCGGTAACAAGCGGCAAGATTTACAGGGTTCTAGCCATCGGATTCTAAAAAAGGGAGGTCGAGTGGAGGCGCATAACCTCAAGGTCGAGACGGTGGTTCAGCCGGACTGGACACGAACGGACAAACGTGAGAAGAAGGCGGGATGCCTGATTGTGATACCGTCGAGGACGGATGCGAGCAACATCGCTTGGTGGCCGTCGCAGTTTGGCATCTCGCTTTCGGGACAGCAGATACCGATAAACTTCTCGATCTGCACCCTCACGATCGAGAACCAGGAGATCGGGGATGCAAGAAACGCAGCGGTAAAGTACGCGCGACAGATAGGGGCGGAGTACATATTCTTCCGCGATAACGACACACTCGCTACCCCCGACTCGCTTTCCACGTTGTTCTCTCTGAGGGCGGATATCGCAGGTGGCATCTATTACGCTAAGCAATGGCCGTCGGAGCCGCTTGTGTTCAAGTACCCGCAGATGGGCGGATACAAGAACTGGCGATTTGGTGACGTTATCGAGTGCGATGCAATCGGTATGGGATGCTGTCTCGTCAAGACGGCGGTATTCGATAAGATACCCGAGCCGTGGTTCAGGACCGTAAGGGGTGCGCCGGAACTCGGGGGGGATATCGCGTTCGATTGGGCGGAAAAACAGATGGAAGGCATCCTCAATCCCGATGCCATACACGGGGACATGACCGAGGACATCTACTTCTGTTTGAAGGCCAAGAGGGCGGGGTTTAAGGTGTATGCGCACGCCGGAGTCCAGTGCGCTCATCTGGATACGGCTACGGGATGCGTCTATGGGTTCGAGGCGAAGTTTGGGGATGTGGTCAAGATCACGCCGGATAGGCGTGTGTGGTTCCATCCGCCGGCAGATCATCCGTACTGGAAACCGCCGGAGGGAGAGATAGAACTCAAACGCGAGGTGGTCAAGTTCGATCTGGGTGCAGGTGGAGGAAAACTCGATGGGTACATAGCCGTTGACCTCTTTGACCCACAGGCGGACGAGCAATGCGATGCGACTGATCTGAGGACTCTCGTAGAGAAGTACGGTAGGGCTGACGAGATACGCGCGTCACATCTTCTTGAGCACCTGCCACACGTGGACACGATGAGAGTCTTGCGCAACTGGGTATGGGCACTGAAGTCGGGCGGGTTGCTCAGTCTTGCCATGCCCGACCTGGAATGGTGTTTGAGAAACTGGCTGGATAAACCAGAGAGCGATCCGTTGAAGTACGGGTTCTGGCTCTGGACGATATACGGGTCTGAGGAGACGCCGGGTCAATATCACAAGGCGGGGTTCACAAAAGACCTGCTGGAACTCTACCTATCTAAACTCGATCTTGAGGATATTAGGGTATGGACGGAAATGAAGGAGGAATACAGTCACGGACAACTATTTGCAGAAGCTAGGAAAAAGGCTGACCCTTGCGGTTTGCCTTCTGATCCTGTGCCTGAAGCCTTGGACGCCAGCTGAGGCCACAACTACAACCATTTACGCAACGCCGAACCGGACGGCGTACTTGATTTGGAATACCCCTACTGCCGATGTTTGCGACGCACCGTGGAATACCGTCCTCACTTCTGGCGGTGCTATCGTTCATATCGGAATGGAGAATGACCAGACCGGCGGAGACCCAGAGGAACCGAGTTATTGGAACATTTATCAAGGCGTTTATAGTTATCCCCTGAGTACTCTCACCGGTACATTGGATTCAGCTCGTGTCTACATGATTGGCATTACGAAATCCACGGCCTGTACTGGCGATCCGTATATCAATGTCTACACGGGCGACTGCCAACTTGGAGGTCAGACCTGCACGACTACCGTAGTGATGGGCGACACAGCTAACTGCACGACGCTGAGGCGGAGTTACAAAGTCTCTGAATGGCCGACGAACGCGACCTTTACCATGCGGGTTGACTCTTGCATCACAATCGGCGGCACTCACACTCTTGACATCCGTTTTGCCTGCGCAGTCAATCCTTTCAAGACAACTGGTGTCTGCGAATGTACCCTCGATAAGGACAACGAAATCACGTTGACCGGAGCGACGGCGGCAGACCCGTACAAGCCTTATCTTGTGGTCTATACGACTGAGGTCGGTGGCCGTAAACGCACGTCGGGACACGTCGTTACGGATAACCCTGACGTGTGGCCTCTACGAAAACAACTGATATACGGAGACACGAAATGATGAGTGAAAAACACCAGACAATCGTCTATTCGATTGCGTTTGGCTTTCTCGTGGCTACGGTCGTCTTTTTACTCGGTCGCATGGGATGCGAACCACGGAAGGCAACGGCGTATCTAGGGCCATGCGCTCCTACGGATACGCTCTACTGGCACTACGCAGTTAACGACAGCCAGCCGTCGCCACAAAATCCCACGACGGTTCAAGCCTACTTCTATATGAATGGGACACTCTATGACAGTACCGGGATGAGCGGGAGTACCGTTCGCTACTGGTTCACCAGACCCGGAAGAGTGAATGGCAAGGTCAACGCGAGTAGTGGGGCCACGACGTATGGATTTGGTGAAGTCCTATACAAGACGACGATCCAAGGTCTCACGATAGTGACCAGCGATTCGTGGACGGTTGACTCTCTGCACGCGGCAGACGGGAATATCAGGAATCTTGACGGGTCTGTTGCGGCTGCAAAGACGCTGACGGCAGCGGGCAGTGATTCGGTTGGCGTGCACGTATGGAACGCCATGACAAATGCAAAGGCGGACACTATCGGCGTCCATAACTGGAACGTGGCAACGAAGGCCGTCACGAGCATACCGGCGGCGACCCTGACGACGGGAGAGCGTCAGGCAATCCGAGACTCCATCTGGTTGAGCGCTAAGGCCGACAACAACCGGAACGCACAGGCGGAGAGCACGTGGGCGAGCTACGCGACGAGAACGCTCACGGCGAGTCCGTTCACGTCTACAAACGCAGCCCTGGTCGCAGACAGTCTCGTGGCGCACGCGATTGGAGACTCGACATTCGAAGCGTATCTGCTCTTTTTGGGAACGACGGTAAGCGGCGTCCCCCAGTTGACCGATACGGTCTACGCCATAGCGGTCAACATGGTGAACTGCGATACTGTAGTGTGCTCGACGGTCGTGGACACGGTGTTTGCGTACGCAGAACTCGATACGATGGTCTACGAACTTGTACGCAGGATGGTGGGGCTCACGAATGAGAACTACTATATGGACGACCTGGAGTTTACAGGCGGTCTGATGACGAGCGCAAGGATAAGACTTTACTCAAGTGCGGAGAACGTCGGGACGGAGTACGACGTCATCGCCACATACAGAATAACGGCTGAGTATGAGGGGAACAACCTTTTGACATATAAGGTAGTACGCGAATGAGTCCGCCACGGGGCACGACGCTAAGAGCAACCCTGGGGAGAACCCCCGTACCAACGGGTGTCGGTATCGCCGGACGCGGGTTCTTGCAAAAGGGGAAGACAACGTGGAGTACGGAGACGACGCCCGTACCAGCGGAAGTGCCACCGACAGGGACCGTCTGGGTACCGTGCGTAAGAGCCGGCACAAAGTGGACGAGCGAGTTTGCGGGTGGTGTGCCCGCCGGGGTCGGTGGGATTGCAAACCCCAGCGGGTTGCCCTACACGAGATGGACGCTAGAAGTTAAAGGAGTCTCAGCCCATGACAGTTGACCAGATACTCGCGCAGGTACGTGGGTGCGTATTCGATTCTGCGACCACAAAGGACTTTGGGGACACGGATATCGTAGCGTGGATTGATGCCGCGCAGTTGGAGTTTGCGCGTAGGACTAAGTGTCTGGAGGAGATTGGGACGACTGACATAGTGAGCGGCGTCAGCGAGTATGACCTACCGTGGAACTGTTTGACCATTATCAGGGTTGGGGCACCTACGGGAAAAGTCGAAGAGGGGTCACTGGCTGAATACGACGAATGGGTTCGGAATCGCCTGTCGTACGACACCAACCTAAGCAGGTATCTCGTCTGGAACGATATGATAAGGGTGTGGCCCGCGCCTAACGAGACCGTTGCCGCGGGATTGAACCTCCACTACGTTCGGCGGCCCGAGACGTTGGCTCTTG